AACCTATGTCAATGCCGCTGGCGACATAGCAGCCGCCGCTGTCAATGAAGCAAGATTTGATTATGACCCCTTTACGCTCCAGTCCAATGGGATATTGATAGAAGCTGCAAGCACGAATATCACACAGTATTCAGAGCAATTTGATAACGCCTATTGGGGTAAGAACGCCAGTTCTATCACGACTAATGGAATTACAGCTCCTGACGGGACGCTTACTGCGGATAAAATAATTGAAGATGCCACGTCAAATTGGCATGGGGTTATTCATTATCCCTCCCTCACAGCGGGGACAACCTATTGCCATTCTATTTTTGCGAAGGCGGGCGAGCGCACACAAATTGAGTTATGGATGGGTGCGGCTGGGTACACTTCACACCAACAAGTGATGTTTGACCTTGTGACAGGTACAGCAACTATCACGGCGGGTACGCCAACTTACGGCATCAAAAAATACAAGAATGGATGGTATCGCTGTTGGATTGCCCAAACAGCAACAGCAACAGCCGTTCCATCGCACGCCTATCGTGGATATTCTGGAGGAAGCTCAACCTATACAGGTAATGGCACGTCAGGGTTCTACGCATGGGGCGCGCAATTTGAAGCAGCGGCGTATCCATCGTCGTATATTCAAACAGTTGCAGCAAGTGCAACAAGGGCTTTGGATCAATGCTCTCTCAGCAATGGAGGGTGGTATTCGAATGGGAGTGTCACACTTTTCGGAGAAGGTATTTGGAATGGGTACACTAATGGGAATTCAAACCTAGCCGCAATAAGTGATGGTGGGTCTGGTAACCGCATGGGTCTTTCAGTGAATACCTCTAACGCAACGGGGTTTGTCGATATGCAAGCAGCGGGTGTTGCTCAGGGAACAGTGAGTGCGGGTAGTGGCTTATTTCCAAAATTTACTTCTAAAAAAATCGCAGGAGCATTTGCCACAAATTCAATTCAAGCCGCAAATGCTGGTGTTATTGGCACAGAAGATACTTCGGCAACGCTCCCTGTTGTCACACAGCTTTCTATTGGGACACGCAACGGATCTAACGCGGTTATGATGGGGACAATTTCAGAAATCCGCGTCTATGACAATCTTCGTGTCAGCAACTCTGAACTGCAAAGGATAACAACATGATTGACGGATTTTTGAAGTTTACAAATAAGGCAGAGGCAGAAACTGTTTTTGCTTTACTGGGTATTGGGTTTTCAGAGGATGGAGTTTTGCCTGAAATCGCTGAAGTGTCTCAGCATAGGCTTGATATTCATGTTATCAACGGAAGCGGCGTGATTTATAGAAACACGGGAATGCCTGTGGTTATTGATGATATTGAAACGCCAGTTTTTGAAGCTACAGAAGGATATCACGTCAATGTGCGCTATGCAGGGGATGCTTTGCCCGAAGCGTTAGCAGCTTTTGCACTGACACCTGACCATCCATCTTGTGTGTGGGGTTAGTTTAAGCAACACAGGTTTACAGTCAATAACAACTTAGGAGATGATCATGGACGAACAACTAATACTCCCTTTGGGCGATGTGCCAGCCACAACAGTAGACACAGTGATAGTGGATGTGCCATCTGTTACGGAAGGAAACCCAGCGGAGATCACACGGATTGCTATCCTTGGTATGGGGAGCGACGAGCCTCAACTACATATTGGGGTTAATGGGGGATTAAAAATTATCCCGCTCCAAAAAGTAGTTACAATCCAAGAAATTATTGATATACTAACTACGCTTGCGTGATAGGTTATTCCTGTGGCTTATTACGGAGCATCTCCGCAGGGGGGCGGGCGGCAGCTGAAGTGGGTGGATGTTGACAGCAACACTATCTCTTCAGCTGCTTACTCGCGCGATACATTCGAGCTTTATATAAAATACAATAGTGGTTCAGTGTATAAATACAAAAATGTCCCCTTGGTGAAGTACAAAAACCTATTATATGCGTCTTCGTCTGGGACATACCTGCGCAATAACATTGTTAAAACGCACGAAGAGGAGAAGGTAGATGCAAACGGACCAGGACTTGGAGACAGCTAAGGCTGAGATATTGGAAGCCCTGTACCGAGACAGAGAGCTGGCGCACAAAACACTTTTTCCACATAGGCACAAAAACAAAGACCCAGAGTTCCACGCGCAATTTCGGGAAGTCCTCTATTCAGAAGACCAGTGGGCGGTACTTGAGGCTTTTCGGGGCGGGGCTAAATCCACACAAGCTGAAGAGCGGATTATCATAGGGGCATTATTTGAGGATTTCAGGTACGCCATTATCGTGGGTAACTCATACGATCGGGCTTGCGAGCGGCTTGCGGCTATTAAGAACGAGCTTAACACAAACGACAACATCACAGAGGTCTTCGGGTTGCAATCTGGCGGGACGTGGGCGGCTGATCAGGTTGTGCTGGCTAATGGGTGCAAAATTCAGGCGTTCGGGGCGAGACAATCCCTTCGCGGGGCTAAGCACAACGACCAGCGGCCTGATTTTTGCCTCGTGGATGACTTAGAGGACGAGGAGAACGTCGCCACGGAGGATGCCAGAAGGAAACTCAAGCGGTGGTTTAACGGGGCTCTTATTCCAGCTATGGACCCTCAAGGCAAAATACGCATGCTTGGGACGCCGCTGCACCCAAAATCACTACTAGAAGAAAAAATGGCTGATCGCCAGTGGCGGTCTGTTAGGTTCCCAGTGATGTATTTAGATGACAACGGGGTGGAAGTGTCGGCGTGGCCTGATAGATTTAGCCTTGAATACCTCAATAAAATAAAACAAAACTATGTGGTGTCTGGCTCGTTCACAGAATGGGAGCAGGAGTACATGTGCCGATCGGAGGACGTGGCGGCTAAGCCATTCCAAGCCAGCATGATAAAGAATGAAGTCGTGTCGTCGGTGTGGATGCCTGTCAAGATAATGGTTGACCCTGCGCGCACGACCAAGGTCAAAACTTCGGCAAGGACAGGGTACGCCGTGTGGAGTTGGATGGGGCCAAAACTGATTGTCCATGAGGCCTTTGGGGCATTCCACAAGCCAGATGAGATAATTAACACAATTTTTGAACTGGACAAGAAATATAACCCTGTTGAGATAGGGGTGGAGCGAGACGGGCTTGAGGAGTTTATTTTGCAACCATTGCGGACAGAGATGCTGCGCCGTGGGTACGAGATACCACTGACACCTATGAAAGCCCCGAGGAACAAAGAGGACTTCATTAAAGGGTTGCAACCGTTTTATAACGCTGGGGAGGTCATTCATGCGGGAAACACTTCTGATCTTGTGTCCGAGCTCCTCCAGTTCCCCAGTGGTCGGGTGGACGTGCCGAACGCACTTGCGTACGCCCTCAAAATGCGTGTGGGCAAAGCCGTGTATGAAGATTTTGGGCTTACGCACATTTCTCCAACTCTTGAAGACACCGACCGCAGACATGCGGTGTATTTGGCGGTATCAGCCAGACCAAGCATGCTAACAGGGGTCTTGATGCAGTACATTAACGGCAGAATAGTTGTGTATAAAGACTGGGTCAAACATGGGCCGCCAATGGAGATGCTTCAGGGGCTTGTGCAAGAGGCGATAATGTTTGGTGGTAGCAAAATAAAGCTGGTTGCCCCAAAAGAACAGTTTGACAAGTACACCAACAACGGGCTAAGACAGGCAGCAAGGGAGTTGCGCCTTCCAATGGAGATCGGTGGGGCGTCTCAGAACTCTCACGGGGTGCTGACTAAATGGCTGTGCAAACAAGTCCAAGGCATCCCATCTTTCACTGTGTCCGACGGCTCTCGTTGGGTTTTAAATGGGTTATCTAATGGGTATGCAAGGAAACTGACAGATGCTGGTCTTTTATCCGAGATGCCAGAGCAGAACATATATGCTGTGGTTATGGAAGCGGTTGAGTGTTTCGTTATGTGGTTCGATTTTGCCCAACAAAATAACGATGGCGAAGACCGACGATATGATGTAACATCGAACGGCAGACAGTATTTAACCGCACGGAGCATGTAAAATGGCAGAAGACATGGAATTAGATGACTTCAACCCCTCCCAATACCAAGAAGCTGACACGGACGAAGCGGCTGTGGATTTGGAAAATAGGAAAGAGGACTATTCAGGGCTAGCCAAAGTGAAAACTCAGCTTGCTGACGTGTATGACGCGGTTGTTAAGGGTTTTGAGGATAAAGAAAGCCAAAACAGAACAATTGATCGTGCGTGGGACGTCTATAACTGCGAGGCAAACGACCAGCAATCCTATTTCGGCGACTCAACCATTTATGTTCCCCTTGTGCGGGACGCTGTTGAAGCCCGAGTAACGCGGTTTACGGGGCAATTATTCCCGCAAAGTGGCCGATATGCAGACGTTGTAGGCGTTGGCGACGGGGAGCCTTGGGATATTATGGCGTTGCTCGACTCCTATGTCGATAGGGTGAAGTTAAAATCGGTTGTTATACCAGCATTGTTGCGCGAAGGTGATTGTTCGGGGCAATACAGCCTTTATATTGATTGGACAAGTAAAAAACGCCATATTGTAACAAAAAAATTCCAAAATGCGTATCTAGACCAAACGGGACGCGCGATCCCAGGTGATACGGACGAGTTTGAAGATAGAAAATACGAAGAAATATCGGATGAGAAGCCAGACGTGGTTGTTTTAGATGCCCGTAATCTGTGTATTTTACCTACCAACGTGGATGAAGTTGAGGACGCGGACATTGTCGCCGTTGCCGTGTGGTACACAAAAACCAAAATAAAACAGTTGCAACGAGAAGGCGTGTTTGAAAAGAAGGCTGTTGAGGCCCTTATGGAGGCTTTTGACCAAGCTAACGCAGGGTCACAGCACCCAGACACAGAAAAGAAAAATTCCGCTTACGCGGGGGTTAAAGCAGACAGTAAAGGCTCTAAACGGGCTATGATTTACCGCGTATGGACAAAGGTTAAGATCAAAGGGGAATACCGCCTATGCGAGATCCATTACGCAGGAAAGGACAATATCCTATCTTGTAAACGGCTGCCATTTTGGAACGACCGCATTCCAGTCATATCAAAACCTGTAATTAAAGTACCTGGGTCTATATGGGGTAAATCCCCTGTGCAGGCAGTTGAAAAGCTCCAATATCAAGCGAATGACGCCGTCAATATTGGCATGGACAGCGCAAAGTACGGGCTTCTACCTATTGTAATGACAGACCCAGAGCGCAACCCACGGATCGGATCTATGGTGTTGGCGCAAGCCGCCATATGGGAAACCAACCCTAACGACACGCAGATTGTGCAATTCCCTCCGTTGTATAAAGAAGCGTTAACTATTGTGTCTGTATGCAAAGACCAGATAATGCAATCGCTTAGTGTTAATTCTTCTATGATGCCAAACACAAAGGGGAAACCTTCGCAAGCCCAAGTAGCGCAAGAACAACAAGTAGCTTTAATGACAACAAATGTGGCAGTTTCTGTCTTGCAAGAAGGTGTTTTGGACGCAGTGTTGCAATGGTTCTATGATTTAGATTATCAATTCCGCACAAAAGAAATGACAGTTAAAGCTTTCGGACAAATGGGCATCCAAGCTGATATGCAGCAGATCCCTGTGTTTCGGGACAACATCCAGTATATGTTCCGTTGGATCGGCACAGAAGCCAATAAATCCGTGGAGCAAGTACAACAAATGATTGCGGCGATGAATGTGTTCCGTGGCATTCCTCCAGAACAAATGCCCCCAGGCATGAAACTGGATTTAGCCCCAATTTTAGAACATGTAGCTAGTGTGGCTTTCGGGCCTCGCATAGCCCCCAAAATACTGAAAGACCAAAGAAGCGAGCAGTCTTTAAATCCAGAAGTTGAGAACCAGCTTATGCTTAATGGCTTCCCAACGCCAGTACACGCAGGAGATAATGATGCGGAGCATGTTCAGGCGCATATGGTATTGCATTCTAATGAAGCCCCAAACCCTTTTGTTCACCAGCACGTCACGGAGCATCTTGCACAGATGAAACAAAAATCAGCCCCACCAGAGCCACCAAAAGGTGCACCAGGCGTGCCAGGCGGGGCGGGCCCAGGTGTAGCAGGGTCTCCAAGACCAGGGGCGCAGCCAGGCATGCCACGGATGCAACAGCCTCCAGGAGCGATACACAAAGACAATATGCCGTTAGCAATGCCAAGGGCGCAATAAAGGGGTTGCAAATAACTAAAGTTAAGGTATAGTAATAGGACACGAATAGTCCCCGTTAGGGACCCCGACCAATGGCCGTAAGCCAGTAACAGGAGAGTAAAATGGACGAAAACGAAACAACAGGTTTTGAAGGCGAGACACAAGTACCAGCCACGGAAGTGGAAAAAGAAGTTGAAGACGCTCCTTTAGATGAGGAAGTGGATGATACCGATGAGGGGCTTGAGGAACCGCAAGAAGAACCCACCGAAGAGGAAGCACAACCCAAAGGTAGAGCTTCTACCCGAATTGCAAACTTAGCTAGGGAACGGGCAGAAGCTCGTGAAGAAGCAAAGCGGGCTAGGGAAGAAATTGATACCTTGCGGGCGCAGATGCAGGCGATACAAACGCAGCAAACGCAGCAACCTTCGAGGGCGCAAGAAGCTGAAATGCTTGCGAACATGGATCCGTATGAACGTAACCAATATTTTGTGGACAAACAAATCCGTGAGATGCAGGCGCAAATTCAATCGGTTCGCATGGACTCACAAGACAAGACAGATCGTGCTGAGTTTATGTCCAAGGCTAATGTTGATCCGTTAAGGTCTAAATATGCAGATATGGTTGAAAAAGAACTTGCTACTGCACGGGCCAAAGGGGTTAATATTGCCAGAGAAGAGTTATACTATTATGTACTGGGTCGTGAGGTGGCTAAAGAAAAAGCCAACGGACCTCGGGGCGCAGAACAAAAAGTAGCTAAAGCTCGCGTTGCGGCTACACAAGGGAATACCGCATCTATTCGAGGGGATGTTGCGGTGGGGTCTCGTGGGGCGAAATCATTAGAAGACCGCCTTGCGGGTGTTTACATTTAATCGTTCTCTACGTCCGTAGAGAACATAACCTAGAGAGGAAGTTATGGCTGTTACGAACTATCAAACTACGTTCAATGCTGACGTAGAGAACTATATCCAAGGGAAAGTACTCCCATTAACCCAACGTCAGTTGGTGGCTTACCAGTTTGGCGACAAACTAGAGTTACCAAAAGGTCGTGGTTTAACCTACACTGCATCACGTTATGATCGTGTGAACTTGCCTATTGCTCCTTTGTCAGAAGGTCAAGCTCCTACTGGTCAAGGTATGTCTTTGGCGCAAGTTAGTGCAACAGTCCAACAATGGGGTGACACAATTACCCTGACGGACGTTGCAGATATGACCATTAAGCATCCTTTGTTTGAACAAGCTACAAATTTGATTTCGCTTCAAATGGCGGAAACAATGGAACGTAACACGTTCAACGCGCTTATGGCAGGCACACAGGTAAACTATGTGAACTCTCGTGGTGCACGGGCTTCTTTGGTTGCTGGTGACGTATTAAATTTGCACGAAATCAATCGTGCAGCTGCGTACTTGTACACAGTGGGCGCACCCCAATTTAATGGTCAAACAGAGAACAGTAAGAAGGTTGATGCAGATCGTCTCGCAACATCGTCTTCTGACCCCCGTGGTCAGCAACATTATGTTGCTTTGATGCACCCACTGCCAGAACAAGATGTGCGTGAAAACAGCACAGTAACAACCGCCTGGTCGTATTCGGACGTTAATCGTTTGTACAACAACGAAATTGGACAGATTAACGGCATTCGTTTCACACGCTCAAACATGGTCCCCTATTACACTGGTGTGGCAGCTGTGAATGGAAGCGCAGGTACAGCAGGCTCTTTGGCAACTGGTACATATTATGTTCAAGTTACAGGTTCTGTAACACAAAACGGATATGAACAACGTGTGTATCAAGTTTCGTCCAGTGTTTCAGTGACAGGCCCCAATGGGTCTATTTCTGTTACATTGCCTTCTGTAACTGGGTTCACCTTCAACGTTTATGTAGGTACAACCTCGTCACCAGCAAACTTGGGTGTTTGTGCTACTGGCCCAACCACAGGGGCTTATGCAGGACAAGCAGTCAACCTCACAGGCGGCTCCGCAGTGGTTATCACTGGCGTCGGTGTGGCTCGTACTCCTCCCGCAGCTCCTGCGACTGGTGTTACAGTTTACCCAACATTTATTGTTGGTAAAAACGCTTATGGTCAAGTTACTCTTGATGCACCAAAAATCTTCTACAATAAGGACTCTGATAAGTCAGATCCCCTTAATCAGTTGCGGGTTATTGGTTGGAAAACTATGTATGGTACAATCATTCTGAACCAAACGTTCTTTATGCGTGTAGAAAGTACCTCTGGTTCATCCGCTACATTAGGTTAAGGAGAATAAAATGGCGACAGTGACACTTGGGACCAACCTCACTACTTCCTTGACAGCGTTATCGTTTTCAGGGAGTATGACGGCGGCTGATGTGGCATCAATCACTAACGGGATCAAAGACGATCAAGTTAATGGTCTGCCCATCTTCCCAGGTGCATTTTCGAGCACTGGGTTATTATATATCCCAAATAGAGGTGTTTTGAAAGTGCTACCTGAAGACTATGTTGGCTTTGATAACAGAGGATGGCCTATCTTGGTATCCAAGTATTCAATTGCTAACGCAAACTGGACACACTCATAAGGAGAATAAAATGGCTCGACCCCCCAAGGAGACCAAAGCTAAGCCAGTTTCTACTGTTCGTGCGGAAGATGTGTTTACTGACGAAGAACTTTTAGCTATGAAGGCTGAAGCCGAAGCAGAACACAAAGCCGAACAAAAAGAACTGGCCGCCAAGGCTCTAAAAGAAAAAGTAAAAGAAGACCTTCGTAGAAAAGATATTGTCGCCAATGGAGGGGATGATAGTGCGGACGAGTTAGAAGAAATCTATATCGACCTTGCTTCTCATTCCAACTCTATTGTTTTGGATGGCATTACTTATTTCCACGGAGTAAGGTACCAAGTAACCAAAGAACGTGCTTCTTCGCTTCGCGACATCATGTATCGTGGTCACGCCCACCAAGCCGAACTTAGTGGGAACATCGGATATCATGGTAGTTTCGGGCATGTGCGCCGTGAACAACGTATTTAACACAGGGAGAGTAAAATGGATGAAGGCAAACAAGTCGGTTATGTTTACAAACTAACAACAAATCTAGGTGCCGCGCAGCAGCTAGAAATCACTGGTAATTTGGCTTTAGATGCAGATAAACAAGCTATGGATCTTCAATTTGATATACTGACAGCTGTTACAGGCCGTCTCGCTGCCAAGCACAAAGCAGACGAGAAGCGGGCGGAGCTAGCTGCGACAGAAGCAGTCAAAGGCTCTATGGTTGGGGATCTAGAACTTCTGGACAAGACGTCGGAAGGACGCACCCTCAACACAGGCGAGAAAAGTAGCCGTGCTAGCATGGTGGCTAATATCCGTCATCTAGAAGGTAAAATTGCCACGATTAAAACTGAACTAGAGGGGCTTGTAAAACAAGCTGAATAAATATGGCGTATACAGCTTCCGAGATAGTTAAAACAGCCTGTCAAATTGCTAAAGCCCCTGGGTATGGCATTATGGCAGGGCAAATGTTGAACGCTATCTTGGAAGAACTGTACACGACCAATGATTTTGCCTTTCTTAGAAAAACGGTTGTAGTCGATTGCACGCAGCAACAACCTACAAATGGTTTTGTTTTGCCAGCGGATCACCAGCGGACGCTGGAAGTGTTCTATGACGTGGATGGTTCTAGGACATTTGTAACGCAGGTGCCCATAGAACAATACGATGGTATGTACCAAGGCATCAGTGGGCAATCATACCCACAATTCTTCGCCGTGGATGTCGCACCAGACCCAAACACAATATATTTTAACCCAACGCCACCTATGGCAGTGCCTGTTACAATTCGGTATATGTCAAAAATTGAC